GGTAAGTACAAATATGGCGAAAAAGTATACCAGGGATACTCACTAGACACTGCAACTGCAACAGGCACTGTGATCCATTGGAATAACGAATCTCATCTATTAGAAATTGGATTCACTCATGGACATTTTGTGTCAGGAACACCTCTGATTGGAATGTCAACTGATGCAAACTGGACACCATCAAACATCGACTTGAAACCGAACAAACTTGTTCAGACTATTATTACTCCAACGCCAACAGATGCTACTGGTAATAATGATTATACATATACTACACAGATATTTGAATATCCAGAATTACCAGAAACGATCACAACATCTACTGACTTCTCTGGCGATTTACCATTTGAGATGGGTGCAGATGATCTACAAATAGAAAACGAAAAAGTAATAGACTTACTTAATTAAAGGTAGTTAAAATGTCAAGAACGCTTCAATTTAAAAGATATGCAAACACAGTAGTTGCAAATACAACTGGTTCTGCAGGTGAAATAATTATTGAAACAACTAACAATATTGTTACTGTTCATACAGGCACTATTGCAGGTGGCGTTCGAATGACTTCTGAATCGTATGTTGCGAACTCGTCGAATCTTGTATTCACTCATGCGAATGCATCATTCAATGTTGCGAACGTTGCAACTGCTAACATATCTTTCATTTACGGAGTCAACGCATCACAGAATGCATCGATTAACACAGTATCTAATACTGCACAATCAGCTTTTACACAAGCAAACTCTGCAAACACATTAGCGCAATCTGCATACAATCAAGGCAACATTGCATTTTCTCACGCCAATGCTGCATTCAATTCAGCAAACGTTATTGTTACAATTAATACATCACAGAATACTTCAATCAATTTAGCATCTAATACTGCTCAAGCTGCATTCACAAAAGCAAACACTGCATCCAATACTGCTCAAGCTGCATTTGACGCTGCTAATACTAAATTTACATCATCAGGTGGTACGATTTCTGGTAACGTAACCATTCAACAAAACTTAACCGTTCAAGGCAACGTCACATATGTTGGTAATGTAACATCTCTTGCGATATCAGGAAACACTGGTCAATTCTTTGGATATACAGCTAACGGATTTAATGCATTTTATGCTGGTATTCCGATTGGTTATTTGGTTGAACCTCAGATTGTTACACAATTTTCTTCGAATTATGATGGATACTCCGGACTTAATATGCAAAATATTAATACTGGAGCAAATTCATCGTTCGATTTGTTCATAACTGCTGACAACGGAACTTCTTTAGATGGATATCTAGATTTAGGTATGGGAAGCAGTACATACAATTATCCAGGTTATAGTCTAATCAAACCAAATGATGGTTACTTATTTGTCACGGGAAATACATCCACAAGAGGCGGTAATCTAATCGTCGGCACAGGACTTGTTAACAATGACGTTATCATTACGACTGGCGGTCTAGATTCATCTAACGTCAGACTAAGAATTTCTGGAAACACTGCAACTTTTGCAGGAAACATCGTTACACCCAAGATTACAATTGCTGGTCAAGATGCTGGTCCACAAATTAATAGTATCGCAATCGTATTCACAACAGCAAACGCAGCATTCAACGCAGCGAATACAACGGCACAGACTGTTCCACAAAATGCACAGACATCGAACTACACTCTACTAGCATCTGATGCTGGTAAACATTTATACTACACACAAGCGACTGCTGTTAACTTGTACATTCCTTGGTCATCGAATGCTTCGTTTGCAAACGGCACTACAATAATGATTGTATCGAGAACAACATCAAGTGCAAACGTTGTTGTTACTCCAAACACTGGCGTCACAATGTATCTCGCAGGCAACACAGTATCAGCATCTCGCAACGTGACAACATACGGTATGGCTACACTCATTCAAGTCGCTGCAAACACATGGATGATTAACGGCACTGGAGTAGTGTAATGAGTGCTATGATGGCTATTGCTGCCAATAATGTGAAATCATCTGGAGTTGCTGCTGCTTTGTCAGCAACTCTAGTGTACGATTTAGATGCTGCTAACTTTGCTGCTGTACCAACTAATGGTTCATTAGTCAGTGGATTTACATTAACTGTTGCTAACGCTGGATCTTCTATTTCATATAGTAGTGCCAACGGTGGATCATTCGCTAAATCAAACAGCGTTGGTACAGACTACATCTACGGTGGTCCAAACTATGCAACTGGACAAAGTTATTCTGTATTCATGGCATATAAACTATCTGCAACATCTGCTGGTAGATTATTAAACACTCAGAGTGAAGCATCTAAAGATTGGTTGATGGGTGCGTATAATGGATTTCCAAATACTTTCTATCCAAACTTTTCGGTTAATCTACCATCATCTGGCGCAGATACAGTTTGGCATCTAGATTGTGCTACGTGGGATACTACTACAAGTACGGGTAAACTTTACACAGCAACAAATACTGCACCAGGCGCTGCTGCTTATTCTGTGTCGAATGCTGGCGGTGGTGGATTTAATCAATTAAGATTATTCAGCCGTGCAGCGGGAACTGAAGTTCAATCAGGCAATATTGGATTTGTCAAAGTATATAATGGTTTGTTATCTCTTGCCGATATTCAATCATTACATGCTACATATAAAACAAGATTTGGTTATTAAGTTATGTCTAAATTTGAAAAATCTATGGAAGAAATCTTTGATGTTGCACCCTCAACTAAGACACCAGTTGTGCAAAAAGAAACACCAAAAGATATCGTCGAGATTGCATCTATCTCAAAAGATCTGGAATCAGAACTTGAGAAAGACTATGCCGACTCAAGAAAAACACTTCAGTCTCTTGTAAGAAAGGGCAACGATGCCATAGATCATCTATTAGCAATCGCTTCTGAGACTGAACATCCTCGTGCATTTGAAGTTGTTGCAACGCTGATTAAAAACACAGCAGAAGCAAATGAGAAGTTGATGAATTTACAGAAATCATTTCGTGAATTAAAAGGTCTAAAGAACAAAGAATCAAGTGTCACAGTTGACAAAGCAATCTTTGTTGGATCAACATCAGAATTATCCAAATTGTTAAAGAGAAGTAATGACGATTAATAAAGATTCGTACCGTGATAATCCATTACTTAAACGTGCGGGTGTAGAACTATCTTATACTGAAGATCAAGTAGAAGAGTACATCAGATGCTCTAAAGATCCAGTATATTTTGCATCGAAGTATATCAAGATTGTCAACGTCGATAAAGGTTTGATGAACTTTGATATGTGGGGTTTTCAGAAAGAAATGATCAAAACATTTCATGAGAATCGATTTGTCATAACGAAATGTCCCCGTCAGGTTGGTAAGACAACAACATCTGTTGCATATCTGCTTTGGTTAACTCTATTTGAACATTCACAGAACATTGCAGTTCTCGCAAACAAAGGTTCTCTTGCACGAGACATTCTTTCAAAGTATCAATTAGCATATGAGAATCTACCCATGTGGATGCAACAAGGCGTTATCACATGGAACAAAGGTAACGTAGAACTAGAGAATGGATCTAAGATCATTGCTGCATCTACGTCTTCATCAGCAGTTCGTGGAGGATCATTTAACGTAGTTTTCTTAGATGAGTTTGCATTCGTTCCTGCAAACATAGCGCACGAGTTCTTCAACTCAGTTTATCCAGTTATCTCATCTGGTAAAACGACAAAGATTATTATTGTTTCTACTCCTAATGGTATGAACTTGTTCTATAAGTTATGGGTTGATGCTATCAATAAACGAAACGGATACAAGACATTCGAGATTCACTGGTCGATGGTGCCTGGACGAGATGAGAAGTGGAAAGAAGAGACAATCAAGAATACATCAATCGAACAGTTTAGGCAAGAGTTTGAGACAGAATTTTTAGGTTCAACAAACACATTAATCTCTGGTTCTAAACTTGGCATGCTCGTGTATAATGATCCAATTACAAAACATGAGAATCTAGATATCTATGAGTATCCAATTAAGGGTGATGATGAAGTAAACAAAGATCATATCTATGCAATTACAGTTGATGTCTCAGAAGGACGTAATCTAGACGCATCTGCATTCTCTGTATTTGATGTTTCTACGATGCCCTATAAACAGGTGGCAAAATATAATAGTTCGATTATATCACCAATGTTATATCCAACCATCATTTATAATACGGCACGACTATACAATGATGCATATGTGCTGGTTGAGATAAATAATACTCCTCAAATCGCTGACATTCTTCATCAAGATTTGGAGTATGAGAATCTGATGAAAGTTGCAACTGGTAATAAAAAAGCACAGGCAGTTTCTGCTGGATTTGATAGAGGGACTCAACTCGGTGTTCGGATGTCACCTCTCGTCAAAAGAATTGGTTGTTCTAATCTAAAGACACTAATCGAATCAGATAAGTTATTGGTGCATGACTTTGACACGATATCTCAACTAACAACTTTCGTTTCTGTCAACAACACATTTAAAGCAGAAGAGACTGCGAATGATGACTTAGTGATGACTCTTGTTCTTTTCGCATGGCTTTCAACTCAGAATTTCTTTAGAGAGATTGTGAATCATGATTTGAGAAAGCAAATGCAGTTAGAAATGTTAAATCAGTCTAATGATGAAGTCCCATCGTTTGGAATCTTTGATGACGGACTTGATGTTCCATACATCCAAGAGGGTGGCGATGTATGGTTAACCAACGAAGAATACGGTAAAATGCAGAATGTTTTCTAGAGGATATCTACAAATCTAGTGTTTGATAAATAGAACATAGATTATTACTGCAAATTATATCAGTATAAAACAAGGAGAATAAAATGGCATTTCAATTATCTCCAGGTGTAAATGTTTCTGAAATCGACTTAACCACAGTTGTCCCTTCAGTATCAACTACAGCCGGTGCATTTGCTGGAGACTTCACATGGGGTCCAGCAGGAAAAGTAAAACTCGTGACGCACGAGACAGAATTAGTTAGTTATTTCGGTGAACCATCAGCAAACGCTCAACAGAGCAACACTGCAACATCATTCTTTACAGCAGCCAGTTTCTTGGCATACGGTAACAATCTCCAAGTTGTTCGTGCAGTAAGTTCTAATTCTAAAAATGCTGCTGCTAATACAAACACAGCAGTCGGATATCAGTTAAAGAACGAAGATTCTTATGACAATATTTCTGTCAACGATACAGCAACTTTGAACACAGCAATGTTCCTTGCTCGTTATCCTGGCGATATCGGCAACTCATTAAAAGTTTCTACTTGTGCAGCAAACACTGTGGCTTTTGCTGGATGGGATACAAAGTATAGCACATTGTTTTCTTCTGCACCGAGCACATCTGCGTATGCATCAAAAGTTGGTGGATCAAACGATCAGATGCACTTAGTCGTTATCGATGAAGATGGTCTCCTATCAGGCGAAAGAGGCACAATTTTAGAAACTTTTGGTTTCGTGTCTCTAGCAATAGATGCAACGTATGATGATGGATCTCCTGCTTATCTATCGAGCGTCATCAGACAAAAATCTAAGTATTTGTATGTTGGTAACACATCGCTATTCTCAGCAAACGGTGGACAAGTTGCAGCAAATACTAACTTTGCACCAACTGGAGCTGGAGTAAAAGATTATTCGTTTGTTGGTGGTGTATATGAAACTGCATCGGATGCAAATCTAATCTCTTCAATTGCACTGTTTGCGAACGGCGATGAAGTTGATGTCTCGTTGATGCTTTCTGGTGGTGTTTCTACTACAGTTCAACAAACGATTGTTGATCTAACACTAACACGTAAAGATTGTGTTGCATTTATTTCGCCACCTAAATCATCAGTTGTCAACAATGCAGGCAACGAAACTTCTTCGATTGCATCTTGGAGCACAGCACTAAATCGTGCAACATCTTATGCTGTTGCTGATTCTGGTTGGAAGTACATGTTCGACAAGTACACAAACACATATCGTTGGATCCCATTAAACGGTGATATCGCAGGTCTATGTGTTCGTACAGATGAGACAAGAGATCCATGGTTCTCGCCAGCTGGATATTCACGTGGCGGCATCAAGAACGTTGTTAAACTTGCTTGGAATCCAAACAAGACTCAACGTGATACTCTTTATCAGACTGCTGTTAATCCAGTCATCTCTGTTCCTGGACAAGGCACATTGTTGTTTGGTGACAAGACTCTAACTCTACAACCTTCTGCATTCAATAGAATCAACGTTCGTAGATTGTTCATTGTTCTAGAGAAAGCAATCGCAAATGCATCGAAGTATTCATTGTTCGAACTCAATGATGAATTCACGAGAGCACAGTTTGTTGGACTTGTTGAGCCATTCCTACGTGATGTTAAAGGTCGCCGTGGTATCTATGACTATCGTGTAGTGTGTGATACAACGAATAACACAGCACAAGTTATTGACAACAACCAATTCGTTGGAGATATCTACATCAAACCAGCACGTTCGATTAACTTTATTCAGTTGAACTTCGTTGCTGTTAGAACTGGTGTTAACTTCTCCGAGATCGTTGGTGGTGTCTAATAAATATAAAAAGATATAGGAGAAAAACATGGCTTTTAACGTAGGGGAATTTAGGGCGAATCTGATTGGAGATGGTGCTCGCCCTAACCTGTTCCAAGTTACAATGAATCTTCCAACATACACATCAGATGCTGCAACAACTAGCCAGGCATTAACTTTCTTGGCTAAGTCGGCACAACTTCCTGGTTCGACTGTTGGTACTGTTCCATTGTTTTACTTTGGTCGTGAATTAAAGTTTGCTGGTAATAGAAACTTTGCTGATTGGACCGTGCAGATCATCAACGATGAGAACTTCAAGATTCGCAAAGGTTTTGAGACTTGGATGAATGCAATCAATTCACATACATCAAACTTGAGAAATGGTGCTGCTTTAACTCCGTCTGGTTACTCTGCTGATGCTAAAGTTGATCAGTACAATAAAGTTGGTGGTATTATCAAGTCGTACAAATTTGTTGGTGCTTTTCCTGTTGACATCTCGCCGATTGATCTAGATTGGGGTTCGAACGATTCTATCGAAGAATTCTCAGTGACTCTAGCATATCAGTGGTGGGAATCAGACACAACAAATTAATTTTGATGGGAGACATTACGGTGTCTCCCAATTCTTTGTA